AATTTTTAATCGCCCCCCTTTCATCTCAGAGATATATTAAACACTCCGAGTTAGGAATCTTCGTTATACTTGACGATAAAAAAATTAGTATAATCAATCACGAATACTACTACAGTAATATCTTATTATCTAATAGAGACTGGGATAAATTAACTAAGATGTACGATACCAAAGTGGAACGTATTAGACAAGAACTTAAAAATGAAATGAAGTCTCAAATCAAATATTCTTTAAAAGGTATTTTAGATAGAGTGGATAACTCCAAAAAAATAAAAACCCCTACTAAGTAAGGGTTTTTTTTTATTTAGAACATATCTTCAAGATTATTTAAGTGTCTCTTAACAATATCCAAGTCACCAATATCTGTGTAGGTGAATCCTTTACTCTTTAAAGTCTGAACTTCAGTATGTAAGTGTAACATCATTTGTCTAATCATATTAGACATTGTAGGGTACGATTCAATCATTCTATCTAAATGATAGACTTCTTTTGGTAATTGTAACACATCCCCAATTTTCTTAACCCAATCCTTACCATAATTGTCAGCATCCATTTCCATATCCCAATAGATTTTAAAGAACTCTTCAAAATCCTCAATATCCCCCATATAAGAATCCTTCATATCAAAATCACTCATTTGTTGTTCGTGTTTTAATTCGTGGAATAATATGTAAACAAACGATGCAAAATTAGGTAACATATCCGGTGAACATAATATAATCATATTACTTGTTCTCACACCTTTAAATCCGGTGTTACAAGAGTTTAATACTTTTATAACATATCCTCTATCCTGAATAAAATCTTTTATCTTCTCAGAAATTAAATTAAACTGATTAATTTTATCTTCAGGAATATCTTTTCTAAATTTATCAATAACTCTTTCATAATTTGAGGTGGTTTTTAGACCATTTGGGACGATATCCCCCAAAACGGTACCTTCGGTTACCTCAACCCATTCGTTAACCGTATGAACGTCGTGTGTGTCTATATTATAGGTACCATCAGTACCTTTCTCCCACATACCAACAATTCGGTTTATATTATTTTTTAAAGTCTTTTTTTTATTGTTTTTATTGTTCTTATCTAATAGGTGATTTGTATCATCAATAAAAGGACCTAACTCTGATTTTTTCCATTTTTTCAAACCTATTTCCATAGGACCGTTATATTCCCCCGCTGTAATACTTGAGGAACTTTCTTTTATTGGTACTATCTTTTTACCTTTAATACCCGGTGTTTGATTAATGTTATTACCATCCTCATCACTAAAGGTTGAATTTGGATGATTTTTTATATAGTTAGTCACTTTCTTAGCTTTACCTTCAATTTTTTTAATCTGTTTTGGAGTCTCATCCATTGAACTATCATAACTATCAAACTCTAATTCAGGACTATCGTACTTAGATACCGGAATTGTAAACGGTCCCATTTGAGACTTTTTAAATATTCTAATACCAAGTTGCATTGGTGCAATGTAAGAACCTCTTCCACCACCGTCACCTGTAGCCTCTTTAATCTGTATTTTGTTATTTTTGTTCATATACTTATAAATATACAAAAATTTAATTATGGAACAACAACAAGAACTATTTGGAAAGTTATTTAATTCTATCCCACTCTATAATGAAGAACACTTGGATACGTTATTAGATACAATGAATAAAGATACCTCAATCTATTATCTAATACAAGCAATTAAGTTTGCATACGAATCAGGACTCTATTCTATGGGTGAATGTGAAGTGATATCCAAAGCAATTAGAATATCATCTAAAAAAGAAAAAGAGACCGAATAAGGTCTCTTTTTTTATTATTATAATTTTGGAGTTGAAGGTTTAAAGTTAATCCCACTCTCAGGGTTAAGATTAAGATTAGGATTAGGGTTAAAATTAAATTTTTGTTGAGTTGTCGATGTTGCTCCCGATACCGGTGCTCCCGCTGCCGGAGTTCCTGTTGTTGGTGCTGCTGCCGCTGGTGCCGCAGCCGCCTGACTACCAATCGCTTTCAAAGCATTTTCAAAAGCCGTTTGAGTATTCTTACCCCATACACCATCAATACCATCTTTGTTTGGACCACCTGTTCCTAACATAGCGTTAAATCTAGTTTTTAAAATTGTTTGAATTTGTTTAATTAAATCCGGAGTACTAAGATTTGTTGCCGGTGCCGGTGCCGGTGCTGCCGGTGCCGGAGTTGCTGGAGTTGCTGACGCCACCCCTTTTGCCAAATCTTGAGGTGTCTGCATTTTAAGGTTAATCCCACTCTCAGGAGTAATATTAGGATTAGGATTAAAATTAAATTTTTGTGCTGCCGGTGCCGCCGCAGGTGCCGCTGTAGTTCCTGTTGTAGGAGCCACTTGTTCTGAAATTACAACACCTCTTTTATACCCCAAAAGGTATTTCATTGCATTTATTTCTTCTGATAAAATTTCTTTTTTCATTATACTGGTCTGTTTGCGTTAGCTTGTAATTGTTTTATGGTATTATTAAGTTGGTCTGATGTCATACCAAGTTGTGATTGAGTATTACTTACCGGGGCAATACCTGCCGGAGTTAAAGTTGATACCGATTGTACCGGCGTCCCTGCTGCCGGAGCTGCGGCTTGTACACCACTATTTAATTTTGATAACATCGCTTGTAATGTTGCAGTATCTAATGTACCTGTACCGTTTTGTATACCTAATTGTTTTTGAACCGCTTGAATGTTTGGAGCAATTGATGCTGTGGAACTACCTTTGTTACCTTTACTACCTTTACTACCAACGTTAGCCGGAGAATTAAATTTTCCCACATCTGCTGTAGGTACATTACCTAACTTACCACATAATGTTTTAGCCTTCTCAACCTCAGCGCCTGTTAATTTATAGGTACTAATATAATCGGTAAACATTTTACCATTAAATTTAGATTTTGGATTAACAATTTTACCTGAAGCGTCAACGTTACACGCAATTTTTGCAATGTTATATAATCTTTCATCTCCACCGGTTGAACATAATTTTTTTGCTTGAGCCTCTTCAGCAGATGTGATTTTAAATTTAGTTACATAGTCCACCCAAGATTTTCCATTAAATTGAGAACCTTTAGTAGTTATTTTATCCCCATCAAGTGAACATACAATTTTTGAAATGTTTTTAATTCTTTCCGCTTTTTTAGCCGGGTCAACAATTGCCTTTTCTACTTCAGTAGTAGCCCAACTAGGTGGTGTAAACGTTTGACCAACACCAACTTGTTCACTCAAATATTGGTTTTTGGTTGCACTCTCGTGAAGATTCAATATTCTACCTTTTTCTTCTTCGTCTAAGAAATATAATTTTTTCATATAATATTTTATTTATAAATATTAGGCAAATCAAAATAATCTAATTACATTTGTAAAATAAAACACAAACACTATGAAAAAGTTATTCTTATTATCGGTATTACTTGTTGGAACATTATCGTTTTCTCAAACTAAACCAAAAGAAAAAGACATTGACAAAGAGGCCAACGTCTTATTAGATTCATTATCCAAAGTTTATAAAGTAAAAGTCCAATCAGTTATGGAAGAAACATATAATGGTGTTACAACAACATCAATTTCTTACGTTAAGGACAAAAAATTAGTTTATAAAATTATTGCAGTTAGAAAAGATTAACATTTACCCGTTAAATTGTAACCCGTCTTACCAACCGGGGAGTAAACTATAACTTTATAATCTCCGGTTTTATTGTCAAACGGTGCCGTTACACTTGATGAAGTAATTGTGTAAACAACAAATTCTTTAACACCTTTACTATATAACGTTCTCAATTCTTCAACACCATTGTAAACTTCAGTTTCACCCATCTTCATAAGTTCTTGGTCTGTTGGAATTTGTGTTACATTTGGAGAAAGTATTTGTCTCATTAAATCGTCAATACTCTTAACTTTAATAGTTACAACATTTGCACCACTAACAGAAACAGTTTTGTTTAATTTTGTTAATTTTGATACATATAATGGAACATATTTAAAACTTGTATATTGGTGAGGTGCCGTCGCAACATATCCGGTATCCTGTTTAATACCACCCTTATTGTCAACAACAACCATCCTATCAGGAATACTTCCCGTACCAAAGGTTAATATACCAGCACCTTGTAAGTTAATATCGGTTGTAACATAATTCGCAATAGCCGTTCCGGTTCCCGCAGTAATGGTCGCCTTCCAATTACAAATACTCGTCACATTATCAACCTGACCCGACCCCTGAATATCAAAAGTCACAAATTGTTCTTTACCGTATTGTTTGATTAATTGGGGATTCTGATTATCTCCCTTAGTTTTGTCATAAGGAGTTGTTCCTAATATAACCTGACTAACATCCGCAGGTGATTTAATAACCAAAGTTCCATTTTTAATTAAATTCGGAAATAACTCTTGAAAATATTGTTTAACCGAATTTGCTCTTGCCAATGCCAAACTACCCTTAGTTTCAAAACCTTTTGGGTTTGTAACATTTGATTCCCCAGCACTGATATTAACAATAAATTGTTTACCACCACTGTTTTTAATAAATTCCTCAATTTTAGGTTTTAATGCCGCAATAGAATTTTTAACCACATCTGATTGGTATTCACCAAATTTAAATTGGTTCCCAACATTTTGTTTTGGAAATGATGTTGGTGTAGATGATTTAGTTGTTGAAACTCCACCCGATTGTTGACCGGACTGTTCTAAAGTTAAGTATTGTCTCTTTGTTGCTCCCTCGTGAAGATTTAATATTCTATTTCTCTCCTCACTCGATATCTCAAATAAATTATTCATAAATTTCTTTTTATATAAATACCTCAGTTTCTATAAAACCTTATTAGATTTACGGATATTTTCCTCACCCCACATCGGTTGAAGATTATCCAAACACCAACATCTCATAAATTCCTCGTCTCCGATTTCTTTGATATTGAATGATGATATAGGTAGTTTATGGTCTACGTGGAACTCACCGTAATTATCCCACGTCATTCCTTCCGTAAATTGTTTTTCTAAATGATTAATTAATTCCTCCGGAGTATATCCTAAAATATCAAAATAATGTCCGTTCTTTTCTACATTACTCTCCTTTAATACTTGATAGATTGCCGTTCTGAAATTGGAGATTAGTTTATAGAGGGGGTCAGTATCTTTACGATGTTTTTCATACTTACGTTTATATTCTCTATGTTTATCAATATTTTTTTCTCTCCATTTTTGATGGTAATCATTTAGACGGTCTCTATTATCTTTTTGCCAATCAGAAAAATATTGTAATCGTTTTTCTCTATTTTTAAGATAATGTCGTTTATCTGATTCAGATTTCCCACCCTTATATTTTCTACCGGAGATACCGACAATAGCACCATTTTCTTTTAATGTTCGTAACACAACTTGTTTGTTAATATTTAATTTTTCAGATATAGATGGAGAGCCTAACATCTCATCATTATATAATCTCAAAATTTCATCAACAACTGATTTTTCTAATAGTATTTTCTTCATATATTATAAATACAACCATAAACTTGATTGTTTACAAATATACATAAAAAAAAGGGACATATAGTCCCTTTTTGTTAAATATTTTAAGATTTTGATTATCTCAATTCTCTTAAATCGAATGTTCTAACACCATCTACAGTAATTCTGCCGTAAAATCTATTATTCACCATCTTTTTTGCGTAACGGGTCATAATACCTTTAATCGGTGTAAAGTTGAATGGGTTGTACATTGTTGGAGTTAATTGTAACGGTACATACGGTGCGTAGATGTAACCTGTGTCTAACAATGATGTTCCTTTGTGTCCAATTAACACTTGGTTAGCTGGGAAGTAAGGGTCACGGTAAACTTGGTAACGTCCTGCTAATGTTCCAACTCTTTCAATACCCATATTATATTGGTCTTGTTCAGGTGAAGCATTAGATACGTGGAAGTACTCTAAATCGTCCATAATAGCAGAAACCTCAGAAGATACTACAATCCAGTTAGCTCCACCTCTTAAAGTAGATTTGTGGATTTGTGCTGACAATTGGTTAATTGCAGTAATCAAAGTTTGGTTCCAATCTTTTTGTGTATAGTTTGTTGTTGCAGATATTCTTCTCCAACCATTGTAATCCCAACGTAAGTTCCACGCTGCACCTTTACGTAAATCTCTTAAGATTTCACGGTCGATTTCAGCCGCAACTTGTTCAGATAATAAAGCTGTTAATTCAGCTTCAGCATCGATGTTGTGGAAAGCCGCAACGTCTTGAGCTAACTCAGGAGACCATTGTGCTCTTAATTTTCTTTCTGTAACAGATACAGTAACTGAATCTAATTCGAAAGAAACCTCACCGATTTTATCTTCAAATTCTAAGTTAGCATATCTTCTGTAAACAGCTTTGAAATCACCTGAAGCTAAAACTCCAATAGTTGTTCCTGTATACCCGTCTAAAGTCTCTCCACAAGAAGGACAAGTTGGACAAGATAAATCAACTTCTAAGTAGATGATTCCTTGAGGAGAACATACATCATTGTAAACACCACCATTACCTGTAGTAGGGAATGAAGTTCCACTTTGTTTGTTTAAGTTACTAACGATTCCTTGACCGTATTGTTGAGTAACAACTCTGAACAATAATGAATTTGGATTATCGTTAACATCTGTAATAACATTACAAGGAGATGTTTCAGCAGTCCACGCAGTTGCAGAATCACTGTAAATTCTTAAATCAGCTAAGAAAGTTTCAGTATCAACTTCATTTCCATCAGGTCCGATTAATTTACCTGTACCTGCAGTTGTGAAACCTGATAATGCTACGATTACTTTTCTAATGTTTTTACCGTTGAATTGGTTAGTTAAAGCTGTACTATCAGCAACTACTAATTCTCCGTTAGACCAAACCATAACAACCGCAGTTTTAGTAACTGCTGACCATTGACCTTTAGAATAATCAAACAATCCTGGAGGGTCTAATTGACCTTCTGAACCTTCGTAGAATAAATCATAAAGATTTTTCTTGAAAGCGTTTGCTCCTGTGTAACCTGCGTTAGCTTGAGCCTCAGCAGCTGTTAATCCGTCAACCGCTCCAACTGGACCTTGGTGAGTTCCACCACCAACATAATCATTTGCAGGTGTTGGTGCAGTGTAATCTGCATAACCTTGAATTTTAGGTACGAAGAAGAACAATTTACCGATTGGTAAGTTCATAGCTTGTACAGATACGATTTCATTCGCTAATAATTTTGAGAATACTCTTCTTACGATAGGAAATACAACAGTTTCGAATGAACCTGATGAACCATCTGAAGTAGCTTCGTTAATCAAGAAAGACGCTTGGTTCTCATATAATTGAGCTACGTTTTCTCTTAAGTGACCTTTAAGGCCTTCTAGGAATCCTAATTTATCCCATTTGTTGATTGTGTCTTCTTTAATAACTTTAAGGTGTTTTAACCCGATGTTACCAACTAGACCTGATTCTAATAATGCTCCCATTTTTTTGGTTTTTATTAATTTTAATTTATTTTTATTTTATTTTTGACATTAAGTCTTTCATTCTCAAGAACTGTGGATTCTCATATGTTTTAGATTCAATTAAGTTAACTGCTCCCGTAGACGGTGATTTAGCAATTGTTCTTTCGATTGACTCGTTCATATTTTGAACTTTAGAGTTACCTGACAATTCGTTTTTAACGACTTGATATAAACTTTTAGATTCTTTAATAGTTTCAACACCATCAAATCTTCTTAAAATGTTAATTTTTTCTTGTTTTGATGTTGAATGTTCAGTGAACAAACGTGTAGCGTAAGCCAAGTTTGAGTTGAAAATTGCAACCTCATTTAATTTATTTCTAAAAATATTAAGCGCTTTTCTGTACTCCTCATTTTTTTCTCTAAGAACTTTTAGTTCAGAGTTAGAAGTATTTTCTTTAATCGCGGTATTAAAGCTTGAATGAGCTCTT